CTAATCCGTGTCCGTGCGGGGCACAACTGACAATGATGAACTAGACTCAGTATCAAGGTAGATTTGAATATTGATATCTTCCTCTGTAACATTGATTTCTTTTATAATAGCTCTCGTTTTAGCTACTTTGCCTTCAAAATCAAGATATTCCCAATTTAAACCAAAAGAAGAGATTTCTTCAAATGATGCATTTAGAGCGTTCTTCATAATATCTACATTGTCTACGAATGAATGCAATTTCTGTTGTGTTGCACGATTATTTTCAAGGTCAACTTTGAGCTTCTCATATCGCTCTTGGAAATCCTTATCATCTAGCAGTTTTCGTTCCATTGCTTCAAGAAGGTTGTCACGACGGGATAATAAGTCCTTTTCGGTTGAGGTGAGTTTTACCAAGTCTTCTTTTGTTTTTGATTCGTCCGGGGATGCTTCTTTTTCAAGGGTTTTCATCATTTTTTCTTTATCTTTAAGGAAAACCTCATCTTTAGAGAGATTGGTTAAGGTTTTAATAACAAAATCTTCGAGCTTGTCAGATGGAATTGTTAAGCCTTCGCATTTGGAAGGAACTTTGAAATGGTTAGAACATTTGTAGTAAGCATATGACTTTTCATTTTTAGATTTGTTATATGTATGTCCATTCATCGAACCGCCACATTTGCCACATTTCAATAATCGCGATAAAAGATACTGCTTTTCAGCATTGCTCTTTTTTAACGAGGTATTTGAAAGAATATGTTGAATAGTTTTAAAAGTCTCGTCATCAATCAATTTTTCATGCAATCCATCAACAAAGGTCTGGTTCGCTACCTCTGCCTTTTTTAATTTTCCGGTTTTTGAATCTGTTTTTCTTTTTCCATATAGCACTTTTCCTGTATATGTTGGATTATTTAGGATACGTGAAATGGTTGTTGTTGCCCATATTTTATTTGACCTGCTTTTATAACCCGCAAGATATAATTGTCTTGTTGTTTCTCTGATACTTTTTGTCTCGATATATGTTTTGAAGATTTGTTTTAAGATTATAACTTCATCTTTATCAGTATAGAGCAACTTCGGTTGTGGTGCTAACTTGCTTGCAATTCCCATAGCTTCGGCTTTGGATTTTTTTTCTTTAATCGACTGTTTGTAGATTCGCTGCTGAGTGGTGTAGCCATATGGTATAACGCCTCCATTCCATTTGCCATTCGATGCCCGATGCCGCATTACTTCAGATACACGTTCGGCAGTCATTTCACGTTCCAGCTCTGCAATTGCACCAAGCAAATTCAAAGTAAATCTTCCCATGTAACCAGAAGTGTCAATATTTTGAGTTATGGCAACAAATGCTACATCATGTTCATGGAAAAGGCATATCATATCAAGCAGATCTTTCAGTGAACGACTGATACGATCAATCTTAGTTACAAGTACAAGTTCTATTTTCTTCTCTTTAACAAACTGAATTAATTGTTTCAAAGCAGGTCTCACATTATCTTTTTTTGCACTTAGCCCTGCGTCTTTAAATAAATTAATGACTTTATGTCCATGAGTTTTACAGTACGATTTGAGCATTGATTCCTGTAATTCCAATGAATCCTTATCTACTTGTTGAAGAGTAGATACACGAATATATAAGCCAACATTCATTTTTAATCCTTTAATCTATATTGTTGCATGTAACCATCATTATCAAGGTAATCAAGTTTAATTGTTACCTAGTCTCAAAATGGGAGAATGAGCATATATATGTAATAAAGAAGGGCGTTTCAAAAAAGCCAGGATCTGAGTGGTTTCGTAAAAAGATACTAAAACATGTAATCAAATACATACAAGATGTGATAATTATTTCATTCTCTTGCATTGTTTGTTAGATAATCCTTTTAGAAATGCCCTAACCCAAGTAAGATATGCTTGGTTTCTTTGAATATCATTTTCAAATGGGTAAAATGATATTTTAACTTTCCAGTTAAATCTGTCGTTGCAATTTTTATTTTTATAATTTCCCATTTTTCTTTACCGATGTTGGAATAATCAAAGCCCTGGCCACAACCAAATCACTCCACTGTCCTCTTCTTTTAAAAGTTCTTGTTTTTTTCAAAATACTGGAACCATGCCATATTTGTCGCATTTTGACTAAAATCGAATATTTGAAATGCTTATGCAATTTTTGTTACTAAAAGAGTCTTTGCTTTGAAATAACTCATTTTAGAATTATTTTTCATCAATATAATTCTTCAAATTCATCCCTGCTAATTTGCTTCTAATGCCTGCAACAATCTTTTTTGCTTTTGCATACCCCCATTTTTCTTCTTGTGCAATTTCATTGATAGTCATGCAGTTTATAAGCTTCATACATATTTGCCGTTCAATTGGAGATAATGCTTTTAACGCTGATTGTATGTCCATTGACATTTGCAGAGGTCTAAGCTCATCAGCTTCCATTTCGATGGTATGAGATTCTCTTTCCCAAAAATTTTTCTCGAATTCAATTCGCCGAACTATATCTATGATTTTGTGATCAATTATTGCGGTAAGTGCAGTCGTTTCAGTGGCACCATTAGATTTTTCAGGATCATAATTAAAATTAATTATTTCCAATGCTACATCCTGAATGACATCTTCAACCATGTCTTCCGGCAATCCATTCTTTTTGGCTCTTGCAATGATAATTGCTATTTTGGTTGGACTAATGACATCTTTGTAATTCTGCACAATCTCTTTTGCATTCATAACTTTACCTTTCTTTAAGATTTTGTTGTTAACGACTGGATGGATTATGCAGGATTTAAAGGTGTGAGTATGTAGGACATCACGTTTGTGAAAACAATAACGTTAGTGCCAACATTGGTGAATTATTACTAACGTTAGTAAAACATTGACGGAAAAATCGCCAACGTTAGTAAAACGTTAGTAATATTACTAATGTATTACTAACGTGATTTTCAAAAAAATTTTAATGTTGTTTCAATCTCACCCAATCTCATTCGAATAACTATATAGAAGGAAAGCTGCAGCTTTCAAAACCAATAATCGAATGAAAGGGTTTTTATGTCAGTAATTAATCAAATCCATAAAGGAAAACGCCAAATGCCTCCCAGATTGATGGTCTATGGTGTTGAGGGTGTCGGCAAAAGCACGTTCGGAGCAAATGCACCTAATCCTATCTTTATTCCTACAGAAGATGGTTTAGGTGAAATAGATTGTGCATCTTTTCCAATTGCGAAAAAATACAGCGATGTGGAAGCATATCTTTCGGCATTAGCAATCGAGAAACATGATTATCAAACAGTAATTGTAGATTCATGCGATTGGCTGGAGCAGCTTATTTGGGAGGAACTGTGTCGATTGTCCGGGGTAAGTTCGATTGAAAAAGTTGATGGTGGTTTTGCTCGTGGTTACACCGCTGCTTTAGCTTTCTGGCGACAGATTGTCGATGCTTTAGATTCATTGCGAACTGAACGGAATATGGCAGTGATACTTATCGCGCACGCAAAGGTCGAGAGATTTGAAGACCCGGAATCCAGTGCTTACGATAGATATACGCCACGTATGCACAAACATGCCACAGCACTTTTAACCGAATGGGCGGATGCAGTATTATTTGCAACCCGCAAGTTCAGAACCGAATCTGAAAATATAGGTTTTGGAAAAGAGAGAACCATTGCTGTAGGCCTTGGCAAAGATGGCGGTGAGCGGGTTATTCGTACTGTTGGCGGTCCATCTTGTATTGCCAAAAACCGCTACAATCTTCCGTACGAAATTCCTCTCTCGTGGGATGCGTTTATCAACGCGCTCAATAGCAATTCAAATCAAGAAACTACCAATCTGGAGAATGTAAACAATGGCTAATCTGAATAATTTTAATGCAAATAATGTCGAAGCAGCAACCGATTTTGATCCGATACCAGCGGGAAAATATCCTGCAGTGATTGTGGACAGTGAAATGAAAGCGGCCAAAAACGGAAATGGCAGCTATCTCGAATTGAAATTTGAGATCATCGAAGGCGACTACAAGAATCGCCTGCTCTGGTCAAGGCTAAGCCTTGAAAATCAGAATGATACGACAGTGAAAATCGCAAAGAGTCAGTTGGCTGCAATTTGCAAAGCCGTCGGAGTGATGGTGCCCAAGGATAGCACAGAGTTGCATAATTTACCGCTAGTTATCAAAGTTGTGGTAAAGAAGCGAAACGATACCGGTGAACCTGCCAATGAAATCAAGGCTTTCAGTAAACGCGAAAACGCTGCTGCTCAAAATCCTCCAGCTGCAAAAGGAGTCGCTCCCTGGAAACGCTGACAATAGAGCTGCCATATCCGCCAAGTATTAATCATTATTTTAAGCGGCGGGGGAATAGGACGTTTATAGGGGCTGATGGCATCAGGTTTCGCAGAAAAGTTTGCATAGCCCTTATGGCAGCGAAGGTTCGACCGATGACGGGTATGCTCGCAATGAAGGTAAGGGCATACCCGCCGGATAGGCGAAAGCGCGATATTGACAATATTCAAAAGCCACTCCTTGATGCTTTGGAAAAAGGTAGGGCCTTTTTTAATGATTGCCAGATTAAACATCTGACCACCGTTATGAAAGAACCAATCAAAGGCGGGAAAACAATAGTAAAAATAAGGTGTATGCAACGTGATAGAACTTCGTCCATATCAAAAGCAAGCAGTTGATGCTGTTTATAGTCATTTGCGGAATCACGATGACAATCCCGTCATCGTGATCCCGACAGGTGGCGGTAAAACGCCTGTGATGGCGACGATATGCAATGACGCTGTCAATATATGGAACGGCAGAGTTTTAATATTGGCGCATGTTAAAGAACTTTTAGAGCAGACATATAATACTCTTGCCGGCATAGCACCCCAGCTGCATGTCGGGCTTCATTCAGCGGGGCTGAAAAGAAAAGACACAGAGCACCCGATAATTATAGCAGGAATTCAGTCTATATATCGCAAAGCTTTTGAGCTCGATCCATTTGATTTGGTCATTATTGACGAAGCCCACATGATTCCACCGGAAGGCGAGGGAATGTATCAAGGTTTTCTTAGTGATGCTCATGTCGTTAATCCTAATCTGCGAGTCGTCGGTTTAACAGCAACACCGTTTAGAATGACAACAGGTCTGATATGTCAGGCTGATCATTTTCTAAATTCAATTTGCTTCGAAGTAGGCATCAAAGAGCTTATTCGAGATGGCTATTTATGTCCACTACGCAGCAAAGCGTCAAAAACTCGCATTGATACAAGCGGTCTTCATATTCGCGGGGGCGAATTTATCTCAACTGAGCTTGAAGATTTGATGGATACCGACACTCGTGTCAGGACCGCATGTTCTGAAATACTCGAATATACACAGGATAGAAATGCGGTTCTCGTCTTTGCCGCAGGTGTTGATCATGGAAAACATATTCAGCGAATTTTCCAGGAAAATCATAATATTGATTGTGGTTTCGTCAGCGGCGATAGTCCAGATGGCTGGCGAAAGAAGATGATTGATGATTTCCGAAGCGGAAATCTCAAGTATCTCTGCAATGTAAATGTTTTAACAACAGGCTTTGATGCACCTAATATCGATTGTATAGCAATGTTGCGCCCGACGATGTCACCGGGCCTTTATTACCAAATGGTAGGAAGGGGTTTTAGATTACATGAAAATAAAAAAGATTGTCTCGTTCTTGATTTTGGTGGGAATATTCTTCGTCATGGTCCTGTCGATTGCCTGCGGGTCACAGATACAGCGGTCAGGGGCAGTGGAGAGGCACCTGCGAAAGAATGTCCCGGATGTTCTGAAATCATCCATGCTGCCTATGCAAGATGTCCCGCTTGTGGATACGAGTTTCCACCGCCGGAGAAAGCCAAACATGAAACCACTGCCAGTACCGAAGGAATATTGTCCGACCAAACAAGTGTCAATGAATACGAGGTTCAGGAGGTTCTCTACAATGTGCATACCAAGAAAAGTGCTAAAACCGAATCGCCTCGAACCATGCGAGTGCAATATAAAATAGCTTTTGCTACCTATATTTCTGAATGGATCTGTTTTGAGCACAGTGGCTTCGCACGCCAGAAAGCTGAAGTTTGGTGGAACCAAAGGTCCAATGAAACTGTGCCTGACCAATCTGATATGGCAGTATTTTTTGCGCAAAATGGAAGGCTCAGAGAACCTCTAAAAATAACAGTAAAAAATGTACCAGGCCAGAAGTTCGACAAAATAGCCGGCTATCAATTCGAAGATACAGAAGCTTCTGACTGGCAGTTCAACAAGCCTTTACCGGAGTTTGTTCCACTTAACGATGAAATTCCTTTTTAATCCAAAGAAAAAAAACTATGCCCAACCTTAAAGAAATATCTTTTTCATATTTACATACTGGTCTCTCAGTTCTGCCGGCTAACGTACAGCTTAAGTTCGCCGCATTATCACAATGGAAACAATATCAGCAGCGGCTTCCATACGACTGTGAACTGCAAAGCTGGTTCAACAACGAAAATAATGGTGTATGTATCGTGACTGGTAAAGTCTCCCGCAACCTTGAGATGATAGATTTTGATATTGCGGCTGAGATGTTCGATCCATGGCAGGCAATAGTCAAAAAAGAATTGCCCGATCTACTTGGCCGGCTTGTTATCGAAAAATCTCAATCGGGCGGTCGACATGTTATTTACCGCTGCGAGGAAGAGATATGCAAAAGCCTTAAGCTTGCCAAACGCAAAATAACAATAGACACTGGCGATGAAGTAATTTTATGCGGTAAGACATTTAAGCCAATCCAGAACAAAGATGGAACATGGTATATCCTGCCAACATATATTGAAACTCGCGGCGAAGGTGGATTATTTCTATGTGCGCCAACACCGGGTTATGAACTGGTTCAAAATGATTTTATAAATATACCTGTAATATCGCCTGAGGAGCGGGATATACTTCTTGGTGCGGCATTATCTTTAAACGAGTATGTTCCAGAACCGCTTGAGCCTCAGCAAACGCAATCATCACCAAGCGGTTCGCTTCGACCAGGTGACGATTATAACTTCAACGGCGATTTAAGGGCTGTTTTATTGCAACATGACTGGCAATGTTACCAGGCAGGTGAAAATGAGCATTGGTGCAGGCCAGGTAAAACAACCGGAACTTCCGCAACACTTAAAAACAGAGTTTTTTATGTATTTTCTACCAATGCACATCCATTTGAAAGCGAAAAGGCATACTCGCCTTTCAGTGTTTATACGCTCTTGGAACATAATGGTGATTACAGCAAGGCAGCACAGACACTGGCAACAAAAGGTTTCGGTGAAAAAAACATTGAAGTGCCAACCGATGTAAACATTTCCGCACTGGTCAAATCATTTGAAAAAGAAGATAAGCAAATACAGCGTTTTATCGATCCGGGTCCAATACCAGTTGAGCTTTTGCGTGTGCCTGGCTTTATGTCACGGGTAATGGATTTTTGCATGCAAATCTCGGCATATCCAAATCAGCCTATGGCATTTTGTGGCAGTTTGGCAGGGCAGTCTTATCTATGCGGCCGAAAGGTTCGCGAAAAAGGCGATCTTCGGCCCAATATTTATATCCTGGCTCTTGCCGGTGCATCAACCGGTAAAGATTATCCCAGAAAAATTAATGCTTATATCCTTAATCAAATAGGCGAGATGAACAGCCTTGGAGATAAATTCGCTTCCGGCGAGGGTTTACAGGATGCGATGTTTCAAACACCGTGCATGCTTTTTCAGAATGATGAAATTGATACCATGCTGCAATCATTCAACAAGAGCCGTGATGGTCATTTAGAGAGCATCATGGGAACGCTTCTGACAATGTACACATCCAGCAATTCAGTTTACCCCATGCGCCGAAAAGCCGGGAAACAGCAGGCTGGATTTATAAACCAGCCTCATCTGACTATTTTTGGCACTGCTACACCCACTTACTATTACGCTGCTCTTAGTGAAAGAATGCTTACCAATGGTTTTATCGCAAGAATGGTAACTATCGATGTGGGCAAACGCTCAACGGGCAAGGATGCAGGTCTTATTGATTCGATGCCCAATGAAATTCTCGAGATTGCAAAATGGTGGAGGGATTTTAATCCAGGCAAACCTAATAATCTTATCGATGTAAATCCTATTCCGGTAATCGTGGATTATTCTGATGAGGGCAAACGCATTCTCGATGATTTTAGAGTATTTGCCGACGAGGAGTATTCAAAAGCAGAGGATGGTAATGATGAAGTCTCAAAAACCGTTTGGGGAAGGGCAAATGAAAATGCCCGCAAGCTGGCGCTGATTTATGCCTGCAGTGAAAGCCATTTATCACCCTTAATCAGCGCCGCTGCTGCAAAATGGTCTGTTGCACTTATGACACACCAGCTTCGAAGAATGCTTTATCTTTCTCAATGCTATGTTGCTGATAATGATTTTCATGCACTTTGTTTGAAACTAAAGCAAAAACTTCGCCAAGCGGATCAAAGAACACTGTTGCATAGTGTGCTTATGAAACGCATGAAAATCGATAAGGCCAATTTCCGCAATATCATAGATACACTTAGTGAACAAGGAGATATCGAAATAATAGCTATTCCCACTAAAACTAATAAGGGAACAGGCTATCACCTGGTGGAGGAATAAATATGTATTCACACGTCATAATGAATATTTCACCAAAGGGTGAAAGATTAAGAGTTATGACAGGTTAAAGGGCATTTTCAGGCCAATAAATTTTCAAAAAGTGAAAAGTGCCAATAGTCAGGGTGAAGCATTTGGGGAAAGATTCAAAAGTCATAAGTATATGAAAAATAAAGTATATATAAAAAATAATAATAATCTTTCACCTATTCACCCCACACGCACACACGCGACATGATACACGCACGCGCGTATAGGAGCGGGGTGAAAAGGGAAGGATTCAAAAAGGCGTTACAAAATAACAAAGAAAAAAGGATATGAATACAACAACAATCAAAAACGAAATAAAACATTTTTATGCTCACTACTGTCTGGATTGCGAAATGATGTATTTTGGAAGAGAGCTAAATGTAATCAAACCTTGTATTCGCTGTGGCAGCAAAAATGTTCTCAATGGCCCGCTTGTGAATTCAAAAGAAAAATCGGCAGCGTTGCTGGTTAATTATTAATATTTTTTTTAAGGAGTACGGAAATGAAATCATTAAAACAATTTAGTAAATGGGATCTGGCAATTGCAGTAATTGTAGTTGTTACAGCTTTGTCCTTGTGGCTTGGTGGATGTCAAATGCCAAATGTTCAGCCAGAGCAACTTCAAAGTTTGGCTGATCAAACACAGCAGTTAAGCGGACAGATCGATGCGTTTCAGGAGCAGACAAAAGCAACTCTTGAAATATTAAAGCAAAATGGCAGCTTTGATAGCAACACACTTGCCACAGTTGAAAAGCTTCAGAGCAGTATCGATTCGGTGCAAACCAAAACCGCTGCAATTGCAACTGCTGTTAAAAATGCACAATACAGCGGTTCTGATGGTTTGACCACAGTGCTTGAAGGAGCGAGAGCGGCAAATGCAGCAAGTGCACCTTTCAATCCTTATGCACCGCTGATTGAAATTGGCCTTGGTCTTGCAGCAGCGACAGCAACAGCACTCGCAAAAAGAAACGCACAGAAAGCAGCAGAAGCCAAGGCCAAGTACGATGCACACAAGCAAGGAGTTGAGCTGACTATGAAGCAGGTGTCGCAATCAACAGTGCCCGAAGTCAAAGCTGTTGAGACACAGTTATATCAGAATATTGGCGATGCAAGATTATCAAAGCAGATTTAATTAAAGGTAGAAAGCGATGTCCGTGTGTTCTTTTGAATTTAACCTTTTTGAAGAAGATTATGACTGTCAATGTGTTATTTGTGACACGCCACTTGCAGATAATCACAAGTGCACCAAAGAAAGTGAAAAAAGATACGAGCAAAAACTGGCAGCCTATCAATCATCACATATGCGCAATATGCTGCGAAGATATGGCTGTGGGCTGACAATTAGCGAAAAGATTCATGCAGCTTTTACGGTGTTCGGTTGTGCAGAGGCAGGTGTTTGTGACTTAAGTTGATTAACAAGAAACGTTCACGTTTGCCCACGTTGCGTCAGGTCTTAAGAGTAGGAACTTTGTATAAATCTCCGAACATCTCGCAACGTGGCGCAACGTGCTGCGACGTTTTGGGTCCTCCCGGCATCAAAAAGAAGATATACCCCTGAGGGAACGGTCCCCATATAAAAGAGATTCGGTCGCAAGTGAACATATTTTAAAAGGAAGTATTTATATGCAAATTGAAATGCTCAAAATAGAAGAAGTAAAAAGTTATGAAAACAATCCTCGTGATAACAGCGGGGCGGTTGACGCTGTGGCTCAATCAATAAAGCAATTCGGCTTTAAGGTGCCGGTGATTGTTGATAAAAACAATGTTCTCGTTGCTGGCCATACGAGAGTATTGGCAGCGAAAAAGCTTGGCTTGGAAACTGTCCCGGCAATCCGGGCAGATGATCTGACTGAAGATCAGGTCCGGGCATTTCGAATTGCAGATAATAAACTGCACGAACTATCAAGCTGGGATTATGAATTATTGCCGCTTGAATTATCACAACTGCAGGATGCGAACTTTGATTTGGAATTACTTGGCTTCGATAGTGATGAAATTGCTAAAATACTTGATCCAGGCATAAAGGGAGGACTCACCGACCCCGACGATGTTCCTGAGCCGCCTGCGGAACCTATAACAAAACCCGGCGATATTTGGATATTAGGTGAGCATAGACTTTTATGCGGTGACAGCACCAATCGTGATGATGTAATTAAGTTAATGAAAGACGACAAGGCAGGTATGATTTTCTGTGATCCTCCTTATAATTGCAATTATGGAAGTTCGAAAAATCCCCGTCATAAAATACGCTCAATTGAAAATGATTCCATGTCTACTGATGAGTGGAGCATTTTCTGTCATAAAATGTACGAGATATTCCGGGAATTTAATACTGGAGATATTTACATGTGGGGAGCTTCAGGCCCAGAGGGTATGAGAATGAGATTGTGGCTTGTGGAGATGGGCTTTCACTGGTCGGCAACGATCATCTGGAAAAAACAGCAGCTTGTTTTATCCCCGGCAAAATACCAGAGAATGTATGAACCATGTTTTTACGGCTGGGCGGAAAAAAGCAGCTTCGGTGATGACCGTACACAAACAGAAGTCTGGGAAGTTAATCGTCCGCTGAATTCAAAACTTCATCCAACAATGAAACCTGTTGAATTATGCATTAAAGGTATAACTAATAGTTCAATACCTGGTACGATTGTATTTGATGGCTTTCTTGGCAGCGGAAGTACGTTGATTGCCTGTGAACAGATTGGGCGGAGATGTTATGGTGTTGAAATTGATCCTGCATATTGTGATGTCATAAAAGACAGATGGGAAAAGTTTACAGGCAAGAAGGCAAAGAGGGATATATGAGACTAGTAAATGAAACTTACCTAGCTAAAAACTTAAGTAAAGAAAACTTTACTAGCGTTTTGATAATGTGTAACGCCAAAACCCCGGTATCAGCCGGGGTTGAGGAGTAAAGTAATGGTTGCGTTATTTAATAACCGTAAATTTACCTCGCTCTGTTTTCGCGAACCGCGATTCAGTGCCTTTTTCCTTGATCTCGCGCGAGATTGCGGAATGAAGCGTGGAAGCAGGTGTCTTGCCACCTGTCTTCCACATCCCCTGATCGATCATTCGCTTGACAATCTCTGGACAATCAAGCGGCTCTTTGGCATCAGCCAGGATCATGAAGGCTGCCAGAAGACCACCGAGTTTTTTGACCTTTGCGGGATTGGCATCTTTGCTCGGTTCGGTTTCGGAGGGATTAACATTTTCTTGTTTGGCTTGATACAGACCGATGAGTCTGTCGGCGGATCTGATGATAACTTCTTTATCGGTGTTGACGTTAACGCCAATCCAGCCACCAGCTTTATCTTCGCTCATGATACGAACTCCAACGGTATTTTTGCCAACCTTCATTGCGTAAACTTTGCTGATTTTGATTTCTTCGTTTTGCATTGTGATTTCCTTTTTAAAAATTGTTTATTATCTATTTTGAATTATTGTTATTTGAAATTCGCTGCCATCGTTTGTTCGGACAACAAGTCCTTTATCATTTGTGAGCATCCCTGCTTCATCAAAAGTCAGAATAGATTTTATTTCATCCTGCTGGCCCAAAATTTCCTGCATAAATTCTTCAAACATTTGTTCGTTCATTGTGAAATCTCCTTAATCTGCAAAAAGTGTTATAAACCTGAAGTAATCATGCTTCATGCTGTTGGTGCCACGGCAGCCATCAAGTTGGAACTGAATACATTCAGCAAGGCTGTATTGGTCGTCTTTATCATCCGGCGATACAAGATGGATGTTTATGCAATTTCCGGTTTTATCTGCGATATGACAGACGATGCTTTTTTCTTCTCTGCTGATTGTTGCTATGTATTCTGTGTCACCTTCAAGTGTGATTCTTTTAACTTTCATTATTTATATCTCCCTGCAATTATTTATTTTAATGATCATAATTTTCGGTTGTGTAGGTTTCGGTTTGATAACGTTGATGTCGTATCGGCCATCGGTGTAAACTCCAACGACTCTGCCTCTGATTCCTTTGTATTTTCCTTTTGTGATTTCGATCTTCATTTGTTTCCCTTTTCGTTTAGATCTTCGAGTGACTCCTGGATTTGTTTTTCTGATATGCCGCTGTATAGCGCCAGTGCCCGGATCAATTCGCGTCGTGCGTCGATTGGCGAGCCGATATTTGATTCTTTTTCCAATTCGCATTCAAACCATGCGATTAGGTTTGCGATATCGAACTTGGCAGCCTTTTCTTCCGTGTTTTCCATGTTTTCCCTTTCAAAAAAAATTTGTCTTTAAGAACATGCATGTAATATCTCAAAAATATGTAATAGCAAGTAATTAAGTGCATTATTTTAAAGGATTTATAATAAATTTTATGTGCCCGATTGATAATGTTAAACCTGTTAAAAACGCGATAAATCCGGCGGCAATAACGCCCGAAACAGCGGCTAAAATGCTTGGATTGCAAGTTGAGATTGTCCAGAAACATATCGCGCAAGGTGCGCCTACGGCGGCAGATGGAACTATCAGTCTTATTTCTTATGCAGCCTGGTTAAACAGCAGAGAAAATTATGGCAATTGATGTAAATAAACTTTCGCAATCACAGCTTCTGCAATTGATAAATGCCACGCCGCTTGGGCCGGTGTTAGATCGTTCGCATTTGCGAAGACAGATGGATATCGCTGCATATAGAATTGGTGATGGCAGACATATTAATTTGATCAGGTACATTTCATGGCTTGCTCGCGAATATGAAAAACCAAAACAGCAAAAACAATCTATTGAAGAATCGCGACTTAAAGATTTGATTGCAAAAAATGCCGCGCGTAAGGCAGCCCAGGATATAGGTGAGATTCCTGCAATTGAAAATACCGAAAGGCGTGAGCGTGCCTGCAGAGATTTTAGATTCTTTTGCGAGACTTATTTTAATGATGTGTTTTATTTAACGTGGTCTGATGATCACCTAAAAGTAATTTCAAAAATAGAACAATCGGTTCTCGAAGGCGGCTTGTTTGCATTTGCGATGCCCAGAGGCAGCGGTAAGTCAGCCCTGACAAGATCGGCAGCGATCTGGGCAATTTTGATTGGTGCTCGCAGATATGTGTGTCTTATTGGCTCCGCTACGCGGCAGTCTCTAAATCTATTTCAAAGTGTCCAGGCTGCTATGCTGGGAAATGAGTTGCTGTTGGCGGATTTCCCAGAAATAATTTATCCAATACAGTGTTTAGAAAATTCTGCTCATAAACAAAGGGGCCAAAGACATGAAGGCCGGCTTACATATCCTGTCTGGGGAACACATAAAATTGTGATTCCAACTATCGAAGGCAGTATTGCATCTGGTTCTGTGATCACTGTAGATAGTTTGGATTCAAATATCAGGGGTCAGATTCATACGACCATTGATGGCAAGATCATTCGGCCTGATCTGGTTTTAGTAGATGATCCGCAAACCAGAGAATCTGCCAAATCAGTGGACCAGACTAATCAGAGACTAAGTACATTAAATGGCGATGTTCTTGGTATGGCCGGGCCGGGCAAAAAAATATCAGGATTGCTTACCTGTACCAAGATTTACTGCAATGATTTGGCCGATCAGGTTCTCGACCCTGATAAGAATCCCGAATGGCAGGGACAGTGTTCAAAGATGGTTTATGCATTTCCAACAGAGGCTAAACTCTGGGAAAAGTACGAAGAAATACGGGCCGAAAGTCTGCGCAGCGGTAACGGCGGAAAAGAAGCGACAGAGTTTTATATTAAAAACAGAGCTGCCATGGACAGCGGCAGCAGTGTAGCCTGGCCCCAAAGATACAACGAAGATGAGATTTCGGCAATTCAGCATGCTATGAATTTAATGATTCGAGATGAAGCTGCATTTTATGCGGAATATCAAAATGATCCTATTGCAGAACAATCTGATGAGCAGGTTTTGACCATAGAGCAAGTTATGGAAAAAACCAATGGCAGAAAGCGGGGCGATGTTCCACTTTCTTGTCAATATCTTACGATGTTTATTGATGTGCATGATAAACTTCTTTTCTACTCAGTATGCGCATGGGCCGAAGATTTTACGGGGTATGTTGTTGATTACGGAACATATCCTGACCAGAGAAGGGCTTCTTTTACATTGCGAAAAGCACAAATTAGCCTACAGGATGTTTATCGCGGCATGGAAAAAGAAGGTGCAATACAAGCGGGATTGGAAAAACTATGCAGCGATTACCTTAATCGAGACTGGAACCGAGGAACTAGCGTGATGAAAATTGACCGCTGTCTGATTGACAGCGGTTATATGCCCGGCATTGTTGAAAATATCCGCCATAAACTTGGCTCCTGCTTAATGGCTTCAAAAGGTGTGGGTATTAAAGCTTCAAATAAACCAATGTCAACTTATAAACGAAAGCCAGGTGAGCGGCATGGTCATCATTGGTATATACCGAATATTAATAAGACTGGAGAATTTACGCATGTAGCGATTGATACGAATTATTGGAAAACATTTGTCCATGAAAGATTCTTTGTCGCAGCTGGAGACCATGGCAGTATGACGTTATTCGGCAAAAGCGGTCATCAGCATTCATTATTTGCGCAGCACGTGGCTGGTTCGGAAAGCTGGGTACGCACCGAAGGACACGGCAGAGTGGTTTACCAATGGTCACCAAGGGTAGGAGGTATAGACAATCACTGGTTTGATTGCATGGTTGGTTGCTCAGTTGCGGCATCGATGTGTGGATGCAGTTTAAGCGGGCACAATGTAAAAACATTTGTGAAAAGAGAAAGAATTAAGTTGTCAGATATTCAACAAAGGAAAAAATAGTGTCAGAATCAATCTCATTACATAAAGGACTTGAATGTAGAAAATGTGGCTGTAAGCATTTTCAAACGATATATACACGACCAAAGGAAAAATCAATAATTCGACTCAAACAATGCCGAAATTGTGGAAACCGAATTATTTCAAAAGAGGTAATTATAAAATCGTTACATATATGTAACAATTTTTCAAAGTAGAGTTAAACTCACCCATCCTCATTCGACTAACTATATAGAAGGACAATTTTTTTTATGTCGAATGAAATTGAAAACATAATTCAAGAAAATTTAAACTCACCAGCAAAAGTTTCCAGCGACGGGGTCTCCGTCGAGCAGCATCCGCTCTCTGAGCAGATTGCGGCAGATAAATATCTGGCAAGTAAAACTGCGGCGCAGCGTAAAGGTCTGGGCATTAAGTTTTCAAAGTTATCTCCATCAGGAACGGTTTAGTAATGTGGTTTTTCGGCAAAAATAAAAAGCAAAAGGTTTATCATCCTGCAGGACGAATCCTGCAGGCAAGGTTCGATGCTGCCCAGACCACCGCTGATAATCAGCGGCATTGGGCTAATGCTGATTCGCTTTCTGCTGATGGCGCTGCAAATATTGATGTTCGCAAGACACTTCGCAACCGCTCTCGCTATGAAGTTGCAAATAACAGCTACGCCAAAGGAATAATTTCTACTCTGGCAAATGATGTAGTTGGAACAGGCCCAAGACTTCAGATGTTAACTGATGACGATCATGGCAACAGGATCATCGAAACAGAGTTTATGAACTGGGCTTCTCAAATCCGCCTTGCCCAAAAACTTCGCACTATGCGAATGGCGAGAGCCGCTGATGGTGAGGCATTTGGAATCCTGTCAATAAATCGTAATTTAAACTCGCCTGTAAAACTTGACCTTCGACTCGTTGAAGCTGATCAGGTAACCACACCCTGGTCGAAATATTTTAATCAGCAATCACAAGTTGATGGTATTGAATTTGATGAATTCGGCAATCCTGCCAATTATTTCGTTCTCAAAAATCATCCGGGTTCGATGTCTCTTGCTTTTGAGCAGGATTATAACACTGTCGATTCCGGCTCTATGGTTCATTGGTTCAGGGCTGAAAGACCCGGCCAGAGCCGCGGGATTCCGGAAATCACACCAGCACTGCCATTATTTGCACAGCTTAGAAGATATACACTTGCTGTTATTGCCGCAGCGGAAACAGCCGCAGATTTTGCAGCGGTTTTATATACGGATAGCCCGGCAAATGGCGAGGCTGCTAATTTAGAGCCGATGGATGTAGTTCAGCTTGAAAAAAGAATGGCAACAACGCTTCCTGATGGTTGGAAGCTGGGTCAGATAGAAGCGCATCAGCCAACGACTACATACGGAGAATTTAAAAACCAGATTCTAAATGAGATCGCTCGGTGTCTGAATATGCCATTTAATATAGCGGCGTGTAATTCATCGGGCTACAACTATGCCTCTGGCCGGCTTGATCATCAGACATATTACAAAAGTATCCGGGTGGATCAGGCTGACATGGCGATGGTTGTACTCGATCGCATTTTGCAGGCATGGCTCGATGAAGCGATTCTAATCTCTGACTACCTGCCGCTTAATTGGCGAACAATCCGCCGTTTCCCCCATCAGTGGTTTTGGGATGGCACTGAGCATGTCGATCCAGCCAAAGAGGCAAAAGCTCAGGAAATGAGGCTTTCCAATCACACAACAACCTTGGCGGATGAATATGCAAAGCAAGGCAAGGACTGGGAAGTCGAACTTTACCAGCGGGCGCGAGAAAAAAAGCTAATGAATGAACTGGGTATATCGCCAGAAAAAATATCTACTTCAATTACGGAGAAAGACGATGAGTCAGAATAAATTAAACATCACAGCAAATTTCAGTATCGAGGCAGCAGCGGTACTAGCCGAAAACGAAAAACCCAAGAATAGGCGGTTCTCAATGACTGCATATACGGGTGGGCCGATGATGCTCGAAGGCTGGAAGTGTCCAGTGGTTATTGATTTGCAAGGTTTAAATAAAGGCAGTTCATCGCGGCCGATATTTATCAGCCATAACCAGGATATTGATGATTTGCTCGGCCAGACTGACCATGTGAATATTGTGGAAAACAATCTCGTAGCCGCAGGTGTGGTACTCGGCGACTCACCCAGAGTTCAACGCGTAATTGCACTGGCTGATAAAGGTTTTAACTGGCAGGCATCGATTGGCGCAAGAGCAGAGCAGATTGAATATATAAAAGCAGGTCAAAATGTTTCTGTAAACGGTAAAGAATTTACCGGACCACTGAATATCGCACGTAAATCAATGTTGGGTGAGATAAGTTTTGTAACCCTCGGCGCAGATAATAATACTTCGGCAACAATAGCCGCTAATTTTCAGGAGCAAACTATGGAAAATTTGGAAAATCAGGAAACAAACAAAAAAGAAGAAACAACCATCACCGCGGAAACTACAATTGCAGATATTCGCGCAGCGGCCGCAGCTGAAACTACTCGCATTACCGCCATCAAAAAAATCTGCTCTGGTAAGTACGATGATATCGAGGCAAAGGCAATTGCAGAAGGCTGGGACCAGCCTAAATGCGAGCTTGAGGTTTTGAGGGCGTCGAGACCCAATGTAAATATTATCACTTCGCAGAAAATCACTGCAACACCAAAGGTTTATGAAGCGGTGGCATTGATGGCTTCAGGTATTGCAGGTTCGCGATTGGAAAAATTCTATGACAATCAGACACTTGAGCAGGCGGATAAACTCCGCGGCATTGGTATCCAGGAATACTGTGAGCAGATTTGTGCAATGCAGCTTCCAAGATTTAGGCGCGATGCTTCGGCCTGGCTTTCAGCGGCATTTAGTACTGCATCGCTTCCGGGGATACTTTCCAATGTAGCAAATAAAATGTTACTCGAAGGTTATAGCTATATCGAGGATGCCTGGCGTAAAATCTGCAAGATTGCAAGCGTTAATGACTTTAAAGAGCACAGCCGCTACCGGATGACTGGTAGTTTTAAGTTCGAGCAGGTTGGCGCTGATGGGGAATTGAAACACGGTAAAATTGATGAGCAGAAGTACGGCCAGAAGGCTGATACCCATGGTATCATGTTTGCACTAACCCGCCAGATGATTATCAATGATGACTTGGCTGCATTTACAGATGTTCCAAGGCAAATTGGTATGGGAGCAGCAGAGGCTATCGCAGATGCAGTATGGGCACTGCTTTTATCCAATCCATCGAGCTTCTTTTCGGCGGCACATAAGAACTTTAAGGATGGCGCAGATACTGCATTGTCCGGTGATTCATTGACAGATGCTGAAGTTGTATTTGGCGAACAGACTAAGCCAAACGGCAAGCCGCTTGGCATTCAGCCATCAATAATTCTTGTACCGACGGCTCTTCGCGTTCCGGCTGATTTGCTGATGAAATCACCAATGCTGAATGAAACAACCACAGCAAACAAAGGTAAACCATCATCCAATCCTCATATAGGCAAATATGATGTGGTATCGAGCAGTTATTTGAGTAACTCATCATTTACGGGCTACAGCTCAAAGGCATGGTATCTGTTTGCAGATCCTAACAGGCTTCCTGCTTTGGAAGTTGCGTTCCTCAATGGAATCGATCAGCCAATAGTTGAGAAAACTGATGCTGATTTTAACACACTCGGTATTCAGTTCAGGGGCTTCATTGATTTCGGTGTTCGTGAGCAAGATTTCCGCGGCGCTGTAAAGTTCAAGGGCGAAATATAATATATCTTTTTTAAAAATAGGAGCAAAAAAAATGATTAGTTTTTATCAAAATGGAAAATCAATTGATTACACACCGGCTGCTGATGTAGCGGCCGGTACTATCGTTGCCCTCAAAGGGCTTGTCGGCATAACAAAGCTTGATATCCCGGCGAATGTAAAAGGTGCACTCGCTATTGAGGGAGTCTTTGCAGTTCCAAAAAAGAACGAAGCCTTTGCTGAAGGTCTGCCTGTCTGGTTTGACGCAAATGGCAATCCGCAGGGCGGTGTTGCCGGGACGGGTGCTGCAACACAAATCGGCGGAGATGCACAGGCAGCAGGTGATATTCTGCTCGGAAATGCAGTTGTCGTAGCAGCGGCAGCAGATCAGTTCGTTTATGTCGCTTTAAATAAATTTGACCCTCGTATTCCTACATTTACGAATGCAGCTCGAATTACTAAGGCGGCTAGTGCAAATGCAGCGGTGACAGAAACCGGCGTTTGCTACGACTGTACCGCTGATAATACAGTAATTACTTTGCCTGCAACTGCGGTCGGACTTGAATTTACGATTATGAACATGGCAGCCGATGGTGGAGCTTTGGTTGAAGTTGATTTCCAGGCAGCTGATAAAAATCTCGGCGGTTTGGGTATCGCAGCAGGCGGTGATGGCAAGAAGCTTTCAAATACCAAGCTAACGGCAAAGAAAGGTGATTTTATCACATTTACCGCTGATGGCACCGATGGCTACCGAATTAAGGCAATTCGTGGAACATGGGCACAAGAAGCGTAACAATTTAAAATGTAAAATTTGCGTTGCGATGCAAGGAATCTATTTCAATGGCAAATCTTCTTAAAACCGGTATTCAGTTTCTGGCGGATAAATTGAAAGCTCATGCCTCCGAAACTGTAATTTACAAACGGGGCGCAGATACAGTTACTATCTGCGCTACGTTTGGAAAAACAAATTACCAGATAGAAGATGATTCGGGCTTTCAGATCGGCGGACAGATTACTGATTTTTTATTTGATGCAGAAGACCTGATTATTGACGGATTATTAACGGTTCCAAAAGCTGGTGATCAGATTCAAACGGATTCGGCAATATACGAAGCTTTATTTTTACAAGATGGATGCTGGCGTTACAGTGATCCATATAGAAAAATTATTCGGCTCCATACGAAGGAAATTTAGTTATGTCTCTGTCAACTAAGATAGTTTTATCAGCAGTTCCATTTTATATGCTTGCATCCGGGGCGAATCAGGCCAATGAAGTGGTAACTATTGCTGATGAGTTCATGAAATACGGAGAACTGGGACTTTGTTTTGCACTTGTGGCATATTTAATGTACAGCAATTACTGCCTGGTTGCCTCTCTTCAAAAACTTATTAAAGAAAAAAGCTCGCAGGAGGAGCGGCTCATTAATGCAATTCAGACTTTTTGTGCGGTATGCCGGGAGCGGCCGTGTTTATTAGATGCAAATGCATTTAAGATGGATAACCCAGACAGCTTGGCTGCTATAAAGAAGGATGAAGAGTAATATGATTTTGCAATTAGCTGATAAAATTGTTGATACATTAAATGACGGTAGTTTCGTATTGCCGTTTACTGCCGTAAGGACGCTATTTCCATTCTATGAGCTGAAGGACTTATCAACTCTGCGGGTAACTGTTGTCCCTAAAAGCGTAAATATCACAACTGCAAGCCGATCAAGCAGCGAATATGACTACCAGGTAGATATCGCAATTCAAAAAGCTGTGAAAACGCCTGATGACGCAGAAATTACCGTTCTAGCTGAACTTGTCTTAGCTATTGCCAAGAATTTTCGTAATAAAGTTTATCAGGATATTGGCGCAGTGTGTTTCAAGCAATCTGTTGATCCATTATATTCAGTTGAGCATATTCAGCCGCCAAGTGTTTTTACAAGCGTTGTTACATTAAATTTTAAAGTAATTGAATAACATTATTTAGGAAAATAAAATGCCTTTACCAGTTGAAACACAGATAGAAACGCCAAATGCAGTTTATGCATCAAATATTGTTTTATCGTCAAGGATTGCAAATGGTCAATTACGAGTTTCTGCAAACATTATTCTGGCCGGTGCAATCAATACCGATGGCACTTGGGTAAAAGCAACAGGACAGCACGCAAGCATAAGAATACCGGACATAACGAACCTGCCAGCTGATTTAGTTAGTTTAGCTCCGCAAGTTGCGCCATTGTTTGATGGGCTTGTAGCGGTAATAGGAGCAATCAATTCTATCAGGAAAGCAATATAACAGTGGCAAATTGGTACGCACAACTTGTTAGCCAAAATTTCAACACCTTTCACCAGTGGAATTCTCTGGCGAATGGTACTGGCGATTGGCTTGATACTGCGGTAACTGATTACAGCGGAGATGCATTTTATTCAAATGGCAAAATCGTTCTGATTAGTACAAATTTAACTTGTGCTAAATTAGTATGTGATTGGAATTTTTTCAGATTCATTGGCACTGGTCTTGTCATACACGCAGATATTGAAAACAATACACAGTACAGCAGCTTTGATATACAGCCAAATTCCGATGTCACCATTTTCGGCGATTTAATAGCAAACGGCACTGAAAGCGGCGCAATAAGTATGTATCAAGACAATGCCACTTTAAATTTGTATGGTGACATTATAGTTACCGGTGAATATGCGATTGGTGTGCAGTTGTCGGGCCTGACTGCATTTGCAAATATCTATAATGGGACACTAATAGCCCAAGGCGATTTTGCGGCATGTGTATATAGTCCTCAATATAATGATATAGCAAGCGTGTACGTCAATAATTGTACTCTTATCGGCGGCACAACTTACAATGTAAATGCGATTCGTCTGGACGATAGTTGCTGCATTATTGAGAATTCTACTTTAATTGCAGGCGCAGGATTTTTTTGTGAAGCGATTCAATGTTTGTCATTTCCGATAGTTCTTAATGCCTGCAATCTTATAGGGTCAGAATTTTCTATGCCGGTAGCTGGGAATATAACTTACGCGCCAGAGCCGCATAATTATTATGAAATGTGGAATGGGGCTGGTATGTCAACTTTAGTTCTTATGCCTGATTCGGCAAATATTAGAAAAGGTGTTGTAAGCGGTCACACAACTGGAACTTTATCACCAGCAAGTCCATTTAGAAGGTTAAATAGGTTTGTTTGATAGTGATAAGTTAAAACTAAAAGTGAAAAACTAATGATTCGGCCTATGGCCGAGACTTATTTTACAAAAAATTTAAATTATTTTACGGTCGAATAAACAATGAATAACAATTTACGGAATAATGCAGGTTGGCAAGTTTTGCGGTCAGTTGAGGCAGTTGATAATCCAGCCCTGGCGGCAAGTACATTCGATAGTAAACCTGCATATGCCCAAGGCATTAATGCCTCTGCTATCAGAGGTTTGGAATTAATACTTGCCGGAATTGGCGATGAAAATGGCACAGTTGCTGTTCGTCTTTGGGGCGGACGCAATTCCCAATCTGGCCCGGCTCAGCTTATTGCAGATATTACATTTACACTTGGCACAATGGCCTGCAATAAAGATCCGCAAACACAGGCTGAAACCAATCTGACAAGATATGCCGATACGGCGGCGATTATTTCTTATTGGCCTACGGATATAAAGGCAGTTAATTCTGGCAACAATCTATTATGTGCGGTTAGCTTTGATGGTCTGGATATCGCATGGATCGCTGCGGAGGTAATCACGCTTACCAATGTGACACGTGCGGATGTATTTTTTGGATATTTCAGCTGATGACGAAATCGGTATCAAATTTTGGTCAGTCAATTTACAAAGTAAAAACTTTGTTCTTTGATAGTCCGGCTGTTTTAGCTTCGGTAGATTCCGCAACGCGGAAAGTTCTAAACCGAATTGGCGGTATGATAAGACTTACAGCACGAAGATCTATTAAGAAAGCACCGTCGCACAGGTCAATAAGTAAACCCGGCAAACCGCCGTTTAGCCATACCGGCTTATTGCGAAATTATATCTATTATTCGTTCGATCCTCAGTCGAGGTCAGTTGTCATTGGCCCGGCAGCATTAAATGCCAAGGGTAAAAATGTTCCGCGTACACTCGAATACAGCGGCACTGCAAAAATAAAAACAAAACAAGGCAGCAGGAATGTTCATATCGCTGCACGGCCATTTATGGCCCCGGCATTAACAGTGAATCAGCCGAAGATGGCAGCTTTATGGAAAAACAGCGTTAGAAAATAATTTTAATTATAAGGAGTTTTTACAATGTCAGCAGCAGATTTTGTATTAGGCATAAACGCTAAATTATATTACGGCACGAATGATGCTGAACTAACAGCAATGACGGAGGCATCAAATGTAAAAGATTTGACTGTTTCAGTTTCCGCGGGGGAGGCTGATATTAGCACGCGCGCAAACAGCGGTTGGCGAGCTACAGTGGCAACGCTGCGCGAATGCGAATTGTCATTCACAATGAATTGGAAACCCGGTGATGCTTTTTTCACAGCAGTTAAAACAGCCATGCTGAATAGCACAACACTGTGCCTTGCTGCATTGACAGGTGCTAAAGATGCTGAATACAGCTCTGGCCCACACGGCAATTTTGCAATCACAAAGTTTGATAGAAAAGAATCCCTCGAGGAGGCCATCACGGTCGATGTCACAGCGAAACTCGCAAAGTATATTGCATGGGTGGATGTGGCAGGTACTTAGAAATTACGTGTTTCGGTTTCGGTTGCGGTTGCGAGGCTCGTTACGTTTAACGTGTGTCGTTTTACGATACGAGCTGCGAAACCGAAGTCCATTTGACGATGTTTAGATTTAGTGAGGTTTTAAATGAAAACTTTTACAGATAACGCAGGCAGAACATGGACTCTTAGCTTGACAATTGATAGCGCAAAGCGAGTGCGTGATTTACTCGGTATAAATCTTCTGGAACCGGAGGCTGGTGATCCGCCACTGATAACAAGGCTTGGCACAGATGAATTTTTATTGTGCGATGTACTCTATTGTCTTATCAAGCCTCAGGCGGATTCATTAAATATAACAAGTGAGCAGTTTGGCCAGAGTATTGGCGGTGATGTGATACTGGCTGCTCAGACGGTCTTTTACGACGAACTGATCGATTTTTTCCAGAAACGGGGTCGAACCGACAGGGCCAAAGCGGCAGCGACTCAGCAGAAGATGATAAATCTGGCGATTGCGCAGGTGACGCAGAATCTGGCTCAAATCGACTTGGACAAAAAGCTGACGGAAATATTTGGCGCACCGTCTATACAATAGCAGGCTTTCTCGGCGTTGACCCCGCGCCGCTGACACTGCGTGAATTGTGGTGGATGAGCCAGGCAATTGAGTTTCGCGACCGCATGGAATGGAACAGGGTTTCTTCATTAATGGCTTTACTATGTAATATAAACAGCGACCCGAAAAAAGGGAAAACATTCTGCCCGGCTGATTTTAATCCATACTTCGTAAAGAATCGCAAACGTTCAAACGTTATTGAAGTCAAAGACCAGGAATCCAGAAAATTGTTTAAAGAAGCATTCGAGGGAAAATTTTAATATGGCAAATTCAGGTGCAATAAAAGCAGGCGCTGCATATGTCGAACTATTTGCAGATAGAAGTCCATTAATTCGCGGATTGCGAGCAGCAGAGATTAGCGTAAAAAAATGGGGGCAATCTGTTTCGGCAATGGGCAGGCAAATGATGGGCATTGGAACTGCGATAATGGGGCCTCTTATCGGTGCTGCAAAATATTTTTCTACATATGGCGATAATATTGCAAAAATGTCTAAGCGGACAGGTGTTGGAGTTGAATCTTTAAGTGCGCTTGGATTTGCGGCAGAACAGGAAGGAAGCAGCCTGGAAACTGTCGAAAAAGGTATCCGAAAAATGCAGCAGAGTATCCTTGACGCTAATATGGGCTTAAAAACAACGACTGATATTTTTGCAATGCTCGGTGTTAGTGCTGCGTCATTTTCCGGTTTGAAGCCGGAGGAGCAGTTCCGTCTTCTGGCCGATAGGATCAGCCAGATAGAAGATCCATCGAAACGTGCAGCGATAGCTATGAAATTACTTGGCAAAAGCGGAACGGCACTGTTGCCTATGCTTGAAAAAGGCGCAGCAGGTTTAGACGAATTGATGAATGAAGCTAAACAGCTTGGTCTTGTTTTATCAAGTGAAGATGCCATGGCTTCTGAGGAACTTAATGATGCGTTAAATCGTATGTGGCGAACAATAAAGATGTCATTTGCAAATATCGGCGCTGCAATTGCCCCGATTATTACGGATCTATCAAATAAAATTGCCATAATCGTTGGCAAAATATCTAACTGGATCAAGGAGAATAGAGGTTTGTTTCAAACAGCCCTTTTTGTCGGCGCTGGTCTGATTGCAGCAGGAGGAGCATTTGTCGTATTTGGAAATGCCATGATCTTCGCGGGCAAATCGTTTGCAATAATCAGAGGCAGCTTTACTGCTTTGAAAACAGGACTGGCGTTTTTAATGTCACCAATTGGTTTAGTTACTGCTGCTGTTGTCGCTTTGACAGGAGTGTTTTTATATTTTACAGGTTACGGCGGTCGGTTGCTTAATTGGCTTGGCGGATGTTTCAACACATTAAAACAGGATGCTACAAATGCGATAGGCGGTATTTCAGCTGCATTTGCGAAAGGTGATTTGGGTCTTGCTGCACGTATTGGCTGGCTTTTTGTAAAAACCGAATGGCTGAGAGCTAAAGAATGGATGCTTGGCTACTGGAATAGTATTAAACTTACTATTATGGAAGTCTGGTACTCGCTTGTTTATTCGCTTGCCGCTGCCTGGTTCGGCGCAGTTTATGGAATTGAAGTAGCCTGGGCCGAAACTGTCGGCTTCATTGGCCAGGTGTGGACAAGGGCTGGGGCTATTTTAAAAACCGCATGGGTCGATGCTGTAGCGTTTTTTAAAACTATATGGGTTGGTTTTAAGCAGTGGTGGGCAGATACTATTGATTGGGTTGCAAAAAAACTTATGCGGGTATGGATATGGTGGAAGAAAATCACGGATTCCAGTTTTGACGCCGCATCTGCAGAAAAACAATTAGAAGATAGTTTCACACAGGATAAACAAGAGCGACAGGTTGATGCGGATAATAAACGTTTAGAAATCGATAAAGAAGCTGATACCAGGCGCAGTGCAATTGAAAAAGAAAAAGACGATTCATTAGGAGAAATTGAGGCCCGCAGAGAAGGCAGACGCAAACAATCAAAAGCTGAATTTGATTCCGGTATGGCAGGTGCTAATCAGTACGTAGAAGACAGCTTAAAAAATGTAATAGATTCCAACACTGCAGAGAAAAAAGCTGTGGCCGATGAACTTGCCAAAACAAAAGATGAATTTAATGCAGCGATTGCAAAAGCTAAAGAGCCGGTTGAGTCCAAAGCAAAAACACTCCTACTGCCTAAAAAAGATTGGCAGGGTGAGAGTGGTCTTACAAAGGCATCTACAACCGGAACTTTTAGTGCTTTTGGTTTATCGCAGCTTGGGGCAGGCGGTGTGATGCAGAAAATTGCGGATGCAACCCTGCGCACAGCACAGGCCACTGAAGATATAGCAGATAATACATCCGGCGGCGGTGCAGAGTTTTGGGATTAGTTTATGGCTGATGAAATTACTGTAGCTGAGAGATGGTCTTTCAGGAAAACTGCAACCGGAAGCAGTAAAGGAAGCACCGTTGAATATATTATCCAGGGAACCGATGATGATATTGCTGCGTTGGATGCACTGCTGGCAGGCTGTCCTGATACATGGAACCAGGTACCTCGTTCAGGCAGAAGCGTCGAACAAATCGCCGATAAAATCTGGATAGGCACTGTAACTTACGGCTACGGCAGCAAAAACACCGATGATATTGAGTATAACTTTGATACCGGCGGCGGAACGCAAAAGATCACGCAGACTATCTCACCTCTAACAGTTAGATCATATGGAACCCAGCCGCCTGATTTTAAAGGGGCAATCAATGTTGATGATAATAGCGTTAATGGGATAGACATTATTGTACCTGTATATAATTTTAGTGAGACAAGGCAGGTAAGTCTTGATTCGATAAATGATGGTTTCAAATCTGCAATATTTACTCTTGTCAGCAAAGTTAATAATGCTGCCTGGCACGGTTTTGCGGCAGGAGAGGTTTTATTTATGGGGGCATCAGGTTCAAGGCACAGCAGAACTGGTGATGTTGAGTTAACTTACAAATTCGCTGCAAGCCCTAACAAATCAAATATAACGATAGGCTCAATATCAGGCATAGATAAAAAAGGCTGGGAATACCTTTGGGTCAGGTATGAAAAAAGTACTGACCAGAATTGCCTGATTCAAATTCCAAGGGCTGTCTATGTTCATCAGGTTTATGAATCAGGCAGTTTTACAAATTTGGGGCTGGGCGATTAATATGGTTGATACTTTCAAAAAAGTCCGTGATGGTGAGAAATTAAAGATACCTGCCCGTACATACAATGCGATGGTTGACGCTGCCGCCGATTACATCAATAGAAAAAATAACCTAACAACAGGTTCAGGTAATACGTTGCCTGCCAATATGGTCTATGTAAAAAATGAAAGCGGAGTAAATGTTGACCGTTTTTGTGTTCTTGGTATTGAAGGGATGGAGATTACAGGAACTAATCCAAGTTTTTTAAGCTCACCGGTTATATTCACGGGCGGTTTACCTCAATTGCCCAGACACAGCAACGGCAGGTTTGTAGTTACCGCAGAGCCAATTAAGACTGATGCAGTTGGCAGGGCTTATATAAGCGGGTGCGTGCCAATGATAATATACATGCCTAATGCTTACGATGATAGATATAACAGATTTGCAGAGATAAATAATAATGACCCAACAAAAATGAAAACAAGTATCAGCGCAAGTTCCACCAAAGTTATGTTCCTGGATTATTTCGGCGGCAGAATAAACAGCACACAGTATTGGGCAGTCATACAATTGGGTGCAACCGAGAACCCTATCAGGCGAGCAAGGTGTATCGAAAATGCCGGAGACACCGCAGTTATTCGCGTAAATCTTTACAGGGATAATGTCGAGCAAACATCGGGCGAGGAATCAAATATTTCAGTTTTGTGCGATTCTTACACCGGAGTGTATAAACTAAATGAGGTTATGCCAAGACTTCAAACTGGCAGCACTATTTATGTTTCACTTGTTGATACAAAATGGAGATGTATAAATCCATTTGTTCCTGTTATAAGCTGCGACTGCGATTCGGAGGAGCTGTAATGGCTTATAGTGTTCCTATTTGGAGAAGTTTTGCTCGTGGGTTCCATGTCGATAAAACAACTGGCAAGATAAAATTTGATGAATCGACTCAAAAGCCTATTGTTACATGTAAATTGCCTGACAAAATAGCCCTGACATTTTCGGGTATAATGGAAAGCGAATTTCCATGCGCATACGCGGCTGAGGAATCTTGCAGTTTTTCACTTCCTTGGGTAAATCCAAACAGAACTTTCACATTAAGCAAAATCTCGGATGTAATGGGTTTAGCTGCATATGAATGTAATGATGCAAGTTTTATGACAATGCTTGCGATGAGATACATCGGTGATGCCAGATATTTTTATATTCATTTATACCGCAGATACTTGCATGAAGGAGGATATTGTCATTGCCCGATATTTATGTGCGGGTGGGAAAGTCTTTTTCTTAGTTGGAGGTCAGATAGTTACAACCCTATAGTAGCCAACGCTTCTTTTATTGTCGGCAATATTGGTGAGGGTAGTAAAGGTGACTATTTGTGTATAAAGGATAGGCGAGCGTGGACAGATTACGGAACATGGAACGGCATAAATCTTGATAATGTGGCAGAGTGGCAAAGCGATTTCCAATATTACGGCGGAGCTAAAGTATGGGGTACAGATGGAAAAGTTTACATTGCCAAAACAGAGATTCAAACAGTAACTTCATGCGAAAACAATAAGCCTGTAACTGGTGAGTTTTGGGATGATTATTGGGGTAGTCCGAGCTTGAGTTACTCGCATGGCCGTGATATTGTTGAAGGTACGGATGGGAAAAAATATTATTGCAGAACACTTCATACAAGTGATACAGTTAATAGACCTGTTTCGGGTGGTTCGTGGGCAGGAAAATGGGGTTTAGTTAATGACTACAGCAGCAGTACGACTTATCCCAACGGAACATCGGTGCATTACGATGGCTATATTGTGCGTTCACGATATATTTACACCGGCGCTAATGTTGGACACACACCGGATGTACATAATTCGCAATGCCATTACGATTATTGGTGGGAAGTATTAGATAATCACACTTTTAAGAATTGGAGCAGTAATACGCTTTTTGCAACGGCAGGCACAAGCAGAGTATTAGGTACTGATGGCAATGGGTATAAATGTATCAAAGTCCACGCTCCATTTTCAAACAATCGGCCTGTTACGGGTGAGAATTGGGCAGAATATTGGGAACTTGAAAGCACGCCTAATGTTCCTGAAGTTGATGCAAACTGGAAAGAGTATTGGGCAAAAATAAAATGTAGTTTGCCGGTTCAAGAAGGCGTGTTTTTTACTAATCACGATGCAGAATTCAATGTAGGCGTATGGGGCAGGGTTGTTGTTTCATCAAACTTGCCTGAAGTGCAATATTGGGAAGAAGGTCGTGGATACAATGTAGGAGATATGGTTCGAGGCACTGATGGACTTGTATATGCGTGCGAAATATCGCACACTTCAGAATTTGATAATGCGCCGATAACGGGTAAGAATTGGGACGATTATTGGATTAAGGCAGAGTGTTCACAATGA